GAAGTAGAATGACATAATCAGGTGTCCAAGGTGTCCTGCTCGAAACTAATATTATAGAGCAGGACACAGGACACACCCCAAACTATAAATACGACCCGACCCCTCAACATTTTAATGTTGACCCCAACGCATTCGATCATGACTCCCCCAACCTCACCATGCCCTATCTCCGAACCCGCCGATACACACGCAAGCGGCGCTTGTCTCGCCGCTATTCTGCGCGCGGTAGAAAATCTTACCGCTCTCGTCGAAATACTCGCAGATCATCTCGGCGCACCCCTAGAAGAATGAGCCGAAAGGCGATCCTCAATGTGACTTCGCGGAAGTGTAGGGACAACCTTTGTCCCTTCGCTTACACGGGAAACAGCCTCGCCGGCGCCACATCCCTTGGCGGCATCACTTTTACTGGTACGGCGTCCAATGACGCTACCAAAACCAATGTTCACATGGTTGCCTGGATCCCAACTGCCCGAATTAGCCAGACTAGCAACCCGCTAGACCGGGCTAGCCGGCACGCTAGTAAATGCTACTACCGAGGTCTCGCCGAGACCATCCAAGTTACAACCAACGACGGCTCGTCCTGGCAATGGCGCCGAATTTGTTTCACAATGAAGGGGCCGCAGCTCACCGCTATTTCCAATGGCTCGTACTTCAGTCAGGCCACGCAGGGCCGACCCTTGTACGCCTCATCCGACGATACCGGCACTATCCCCACCGCTGTTCAGACCAGCCTGTACAATTGGCTGTTTGACGGCAAGTACAATGTCGATTGGACGAGTCCCATGAGTGCTAAGGTGTCCCCCGAACGGGTCACACCGATGTACGACCATACTACCTACATCAATTCGGGGAATGCCAGCGGCAAGACCATAGAGTTTAAGAGGTGGCACAAAATGAATAAGACCTTGGTCTATGATGATGATGAGACGGGCAACAATACGGAAATGTCTTACGTGTCGGCTAATTCCCGTTTCGGGATGGGCGACTATTACGTAATTGACTTGTTGCAATGTAATGGTAGTCTCGGTCAAGCCGCAAACACACTCTATTTCTCTCCTCAAGCTACTCTGTACTGGCACGAACGATAGGTTCGTTGACCTCCACAAAAATGCAATTTTTCTCCAGCCAGTGAACATCCTCTGCGTCCATGTCGTTCCGCGGGTCCCTGTTGCTTACCCAGATGCTTGGTTTCCCCCATTGCACTAGCTTGGGCTCCCGGTATAGTTCCTTGACGGTGACCCACATCTGTGCACCAAGCCATTCTTTGAAAGCATGAAAAAACTTGATCCCGCCACGTATGTCATCGAATATGGCGTAGTCCACTAGCGCACCTTTTGCGCATTCAGCCCCGGACACTAGGCCAACGCAGTAGATATGCGGACCTAAGGACCTGGCCCACAATGTCTTCCCAGTCCGGGATTCTCCGTACAAACAGAGACTCATACACCTGCCTATATGCAGATTAGCGTTTATCGCGGCCGTAAGGGAGGGGTAGGGGCCCCCCCGCTTTACGAGGCCGCGGACCCAGGAGTCACACCGTAAGCCAAGCAAAGAACATATACCCGAGGGAGAAAAGGGAGGAGGGGCCCCGCTTGCGGGGAGGTACCTCCTTGCCGAGCGAGACATAGCAAGACACTTACCTACCGGTGTTCTTCCCAATCCGATTCCAGCTTGTTCAAGCCACAAATCTCGTCCATCAACATCCCCTCCAAAGAACTCAACTCCCGTTGGTGTTCGATACTCAATGAGCTTCGGAGCGAATTTCCAGTCGGCGTATTTGACCAGGGCGGGGAAATGAACAACAGCAGATTTTGGGTCCAGTTCATGAACCAATCGGAAAAACTCCTCTCGATTCTCCGCACCCGTAATCTCACCCCATTTCTGATCAATCGTTGAATCTCCCGTTCGGCGCGTGATTCCGTCCGGTCGGGCGAGTCCTCCCGCCACGACGTCCCCGTCCTTAGTTGCGTAATCGTAGCCCTCGTTAGGCTTTCCGCGAGATGCTGATACATTCGGATGCCGACCGTCGACATCGAAGATCGTAGAGCTTCGGGTGCGGAAGCGTCGTTCGAAATCCGCAAACACGTGGAGATGAGTTCCGCCATCTTCGTGGAGCTCTCGTCCAATGATGCACTCCGCTCCCAGTCTTGAAAAGCAGTCCAGCACGGCCCAATGGTCAAGTTGGTCGCACTGGGAGTAAGTGAAGAGTCCATATCTGGCACAGAAGTAGAATGACATAATCAGGTGTCCAAGGTGTCCTGCTCGAAACTAATATTATAGAGCAGGACACAGGACACACCCCAAACTATAAATACGACCCGACCCCTCAACATTTTAATGTTGA